GAGATGCAACAAGATTTGATAGTCCAATTTTTACTATAAATACTGTCAACACTCCATATATTACAAGTTTATTTACTGTTTTTAAAGGTGCAACTAGTTTCAATCAACCAATTGGTAGTTGGGATGTAATAAACATACAGGACATGCAGAATTTGTTTACAGATGCTGTTAATTTTAATCAAGATCTTAGTAATTGGGATGTAAGAAATGTTGGTACAAAATCAAAAGGTAACTTTCTAGGTATGTTTACTGGTGCAACAAAGATGAAGAAAACATACCATAATTTAGAGGACTCGCCATATGGTGCAGTCAACCCTGATGCTACCCCGCTGTTGCTGGGAGGACCACCATCATACACAGACATAGAGAATCGCCCTTCTTGGGCCAGTTTTTTTTTATAAAGAATTATCTTTATTAGCATAATCTAATTTAGTTTCCCAATTACAAGTATCTTTATATTTTTCGGAATGATTATGACACCATCTATGTAAATTAGTAGTATTGTCATAATTATTAATAAAAATATTATTAATATATTCTGAAAATTTTATAATAATCTTAGGTAATCCACTATTAAATCTAATTGGCTTAGTAAGCTTTGCGATATATTTCATTATTTTATTAAATATAATTATCTATTTAATAAAGTTAAAAAAATATTAATTATATAACATTATGTCTGAATTAATTCCAATTCATGAAAATATTAAATCAAAATTAGATTATTTTTTAAATAATAAAAAAATTCCAAATATTTTATTTCATGGTCCTAATGGTTCAGGTAAACGAACAATAGTATATAATTTTATAGATAAAATTTATAATAATAATAAAGAATTAAAACAAAACTATGTATTATTTGTTAACTGCGCACATGGAAAAGGTATAAAATTTATAAGAGAAGATTTAAAATTTTTTGCTAAAACAAATATCAATTGTCCTAATGGAAATTTTTTTAAAAGTATAATTTTATCTAATGCAGATAAATTAACAATAGACGCACAGTCAGCTTTAAGACGATGTATTGAGCTATTTAGTCATACAACTCGGTTTTTTATTATAGTAGAAGATAAATATAAATTATTGAAACCTATTTTATCTAGATTTTCAGAAATATATATTCCATTACCTATAATAGATAATGTTACTGTAAATTTGCATAAATATAATATTAGTAAAAATGAAATTACAAAAACATCATTGATTAAAAGATATTTAGTAGATATAGAAAATAATCCAATTAAATTATTTGATGTAACTGAAAAAATGTATAATAAAGGTATAACAGGATTAGATTTAATAAATTATATAAATAATACTTTTACTAATAGTGAATATAAATTTCGTTTACTTGTAGTTATATTAAAGGTAAAAAATGAGTTACATAATGAATTTATTACAATTATGTTTATAGTTAATTTAATATTTTTTCGTTGTGATGAGGATTTAGAAAATATTTTATGTATGTAATAATGGATGACTATTCTTTAACAAGTTTGACAGAATCAAAAAATGAATGGTGTGCTAGACTAGTTAGTTTATTAACTCATCACATAGTTGTTGGGATTGATTCAATTTTTAATGAAGCACTAACAATATGTATTAATGAAGATGAAGAAAATAAATATTTAATGACTTTTCAGAATTTATTAAGTACTATACCAAATTGGAATGTAAATACTATAGATCAAGAAAAAAAACGAATTGAACATGAAAGTGGTTGTAAATATTTAGAAGATTTAATAACTTGCGTTCACATTATTCAATTAAAAGCTTTAACTTGTATACGTGTAGGACAAAAACAAAAAAAAATAGATATTAATATTCCTTCTGTCGATAAATTTATCCATAATATTTATATCAATGTAGCAAGAAAATTATATACAAATATATATTTATTTGAAAAAGATTTATATCCATTACAAGTACAAAAAAATAAACATGAAGTAGAATATTTAGTTAAAGAGGCAATTTTACTAACTATAAGAGATAATATACCAGTAGAAAGAATTTTACAATGTTATATGGAAGAAAATGAAGAAGTAGAAATACCAAATGAACCACTTGTAAATAAACCAATAGAACAGAAAGAAAGTACAGAATTAGCATTAGATAAACAAAATAGTAAGGCTGTAGAAAATATTCCTGTAGAAGTTTCTCAAAGCCCAAATTTAACAGATAGTAAATTAGAAAAATTAGTAGAAGAACTAAAATCAGATAAAGAACACACAATTACACCAAAATTAGTTGAACCAGATGTTAAAAATATTTCTGAATCTTTAGAAAATATTAAAATCGAAAATAATTTAACCGAAAATAAAGTGAGTAATAGTAATTTGAATGAGAATAAATTAAGTATAGATTTTTCAGATAAAGATATGGTTATAGAGCCCAATGGTGTAGAAACAGAAGTAACTGCTCCAAAAGATTTGGCTACATTAGAAAAAATTTCTGAAGTTAATAATGCTAAGAGAAAAGAGGAGGAGGAAGATGATGATAAGTTAAATATTGGAGAAGATGTCTCTTTAGAACTAGATGTTTTAACACTCTAATTAATTCGTTTAATATTTTTAAACTAATTAATTGTATTATTTATGGATAATATTTATATAATTGCATTAGCTGTTTCTATAGTATTTTTAGTTTTTAAATTTTTTGAAACTCGATTTATTTTAAAAGAAAAGATAAATCTTAAACAATTACTAATAGATACATTTTTAGTATATTTTAGTGTTATTATTGGTAGTTTTATAATAGATCAATTTGCAGATAAAGCAAAAAATTTAACGCAAGCACCAGTTTTTGTAGATAATCCAAAATTTTAATTTATATTTAAAATATATATGAAAGATGATAATGAAATAAAATGGCATGAAAAACTATTTTTATATACTTTATATTTATCTTGGATATTATATCCACTTTCATTTATAGTAGAAACACAATATCATGTAAATAATACAGTGCAAATTGTTGATTTAGGCTTAAAATTATATATCTCTCTTGTTTTAATTTATAAATTTAATCCATGGTTTGGTAAACAAAATTTTACATTATTTGATAGACGTTTAGCATGGCATGCAGGTGTCTTTTTATTTATATCTACTTTATCAGTTACAATTATTGATGTTTTTAAAAATATTTACTTACCTATATCAAACTATATATTAAAATAAAATAATTTGTTAAATTAATATATATGCCATATCGTGAATTTTTTAATAAAAATTTAAAATTAATTATTGAATATATTGAAATATTTATAATTATAATAGCAATTACTATATTATTTATAACTATAAGTAAAGTAATTATAAAATATTTTTATAATATTAATTATTCACTAAATTATGAATATATAGATATTGATAAATATAAATTATTTATGTTAAAGCAAATTTCATTCTTATTATCATTCGTTTTAGCAATTGAAATTTTAAAAATATTCTATATAAGAAATTATAGACATTTAGTTATTATTGGATCATTAGGTATATTAAAATTAATAATGAGTTATTATATAGCTCAAGAAATTGATGTACTAAAAAATGACATAAAATTATTTAATTACAATTAAACCTTATGTTATAGATTTTAATTTTATTTTATATATTATTTATTTTATAAAATAAAACTAAATACTATCTAAATTAATTATATCAATATTCATTATTTTTGATCCTTTTTTAATTTCTCGTTTCGGTACAATATATTTATTAAATATTTTATTATTTAATTCTTTATCTGGTAAATGGTTATGAACTTTTCGAGCTATCATTTTATATAATTTAAAATCAGGATATCTCTCTTCGTCATTATTTTTATATAATATATTTCTACCACTATCATCAACACACCAATCTGTTATTATTTTATGAATTGGTCTCATTTTACTATTAGGTGTATCATATTCACTTATAATAAAATCATAAATAGAACATCCTAATCTACATAAATCAAAACTCATATTTGGTTCTACTATCGGTTTATTATTATTATAATAAGGTTCACAATTATATTGTGTTGCTGCATCACCATCTTTATGAAAACTATCACTACAAATAGTTATATCTTTATATTTATAAATAGCTCTTCCAAAATCTATTATTTTAAAAATTTTTCCAAATGTTGGAACTTTATAATGTTTATCATTATATTTATAATATAAATATTTTTTATCTGTTTTGACAAACATAATATTATTTGTATGCAGATCATTATGTGTCAGAGAGAATAGTTTTTGATAAGTAATTAGCGTCATCAATATTTGGATAATAATACAGGTTAGTTCATCATCATCTAGTTCATCATTTGCCAAAAGATTATCAAACGTATTTTCACAACATTCTAAAGAAATTATTTGTACTGGAAATTTATTAATAGATAACATTATTGCATCTGCTTCTGAATCACTAGAACTTTCTGAATTACTTGAACTTTCAATATCATTATTATCATTATTATCTTTATTATCATTATTATCATTATTATCTGTGTTTGAAGATCTAGATGAAATATCTGAATCAGATGCAGTTTTAGATTTACTAATATTATTAATATTAGTATTTTCATATAAAAGACCAGTATCAGTATTATCATTATCTTCAATATTTAATATCTCATTATCTAAATTTTCTATATCTTCTAAATTTAGTATAGAACAATCTTCTATGTCATTGCCTAATTCAATAGGTTTCTTATTTGATCTAGACTGATCATTAAATATTTCTTCATGCTCTTTGTTAATAAATTTATATAAATGTTTATTTTCATGAAAAAAATCACTTTCAGCTAACATATCAATGTCGTCACAAATATCTATATGATATTCATTTTTAATTCCTAAATATGAACCATAAAAATCTAATCCATGTATAAAATCTTTATGATTTAATAGCTGACTTGTTAGATAAGTAAAAAAACTATCTACATAGGCAGAATTATTTGGATCACATACTTTTTCATAACATTTATTATCTTCTAATTTAGGAAGTATAAAAAGTTTATTATCACTAATATCATATTTTCCCGCTAAATATTTATATGGATCTAATAATGGTGAAAATTTAAAAAATACATTCTTTTCTAAAATACTATCATCATCTAATATTACAGAACCTTTATATTTATTTTCGCTAAATTTATTAGTAATACTATTTAGTGTATATTTGTTATTTAAATTAATATTATTATAGTTATTTTTTGTTAGTTTAAAAAAATTATTATAAAGTGGTATATAATTTTGACATGATTGCATGTTTAATAAATCTATATTCTTAAAATTCTCAAATAATTGAGAATTATTTATCTTTTTGTATGTAATATCCATTTAGCTAAATAGGATAATATATTTCTTCTATTTAAACTAAAATCGCGTAAATAAGTATATATTTATTTTCTTAAAACTAAATAAATGACTTTACAATTAAAAAAATTTGATATGAAAAGTATAAGTTTTAAACCCGATGAAAATAAGGGCCCTGTTGTTGTTTTAATTGGTCGGCGAGATACTGGTAAATCATTTTTAGTAAGAGATCTTTTATATTATCATCAAGATATTCCTATTGGAACTGTAATATCTGGAACTGAAGCAGGTAATGGATTTTATAGTTCTCATGTTCCAAAATTATTTATTCATGATGAATATAATCAGGTAATTATTGAAAATATCTTAAAAAGGCAAAGAACTGTTTTAAAAGAAGTTAAAAAGCAACTTGAAAGTTATAAAAGAACTAATATAGACCCGAGAGCATTCGTTATCTTAGACGATTGTCTTTTTGATGACAAATGGACTCGTGATAAAATGATGCGATTATTATTTATGAATGGCAGACATTGGAAGATCATGCTAATCATAACAATGCAATATCCGCTGGGTATCCCGCCTGTATTACGTACTAATATTGATTATGTTTTTATATTGCGTGAACCTTATATAGCAAATAGGCG